CCCCCCGTAAGGGGGGTCCTTCTATGACGGCTAGCAATGTGCTCCGCCACATCAACGAGGCCGTAAAACCTCGTGCTACTGTTACTCCCGTGCTGTAAGGCCGGTGGGTGGGGTCTCATTCGTGAGACCTGGCCCAGGGGGCATACGCACTATCCAACCAAGGTGTCGTTATGCTCTATCTCAGCATCGTTCGTCAGGACCATGTAGTCCGCATTTCCGGCTTTGACTCCTTTGATTCGTTTTATTACGAGTTTCAGGAGTCGGATATACCGGATTTTGGCGCTTACAGTCTTGAAGGTTACTTGGCCTGGCTTGGAGGTCTGGGATTTAATGAAGGAAGTGACTTTAACCTCATTTCTTATCATATATCCCAATCTCTGGTTGCCTGTGCCTATTACGATGTTGATACGAGACAAAACTTTAGGTTGGATCTGTAATGGTTAATCCCGTTACTGGTCCTTTCTTTAAAAGCGTCTCGGGTGGTGGGATAGACTCCTACCACTATTACTCGAAGTCTTATCGGCAGAAAGCCCCATACAACATCCCTCTACCATTCGAAATGGAAATGGGTGTTGCAAAGGTTCAAGAGCCAGCTTGGAGTGGGAAGTCGTTTAGCGACTACCTCGGCGAGACTGGTAGACTTCCGAGTGCATACGCTCAGGCGTATTCTCAGTTGACTGCCCAACTGGGGGAGACCGCTGGTCTAGGTATCGACCTGACTCAGTGGAAACAGGCAGAGCGTATGATTTCGACAAGGGCTTCACAGCTCACGTCGTTTTCAAAAGCTCTGCTCCGTCGTAGCCCTGTAGGGGCAGCGGCGGCGTTGGGTGTCAGCCTAGCTGATGCACGACGTGTCCTTAGCAAGCGATACGGAGCTGCTAAGAAACTCAGCGACCTTTGGCTTGAGTTTTGGTTTGGTTGGAAACCACTCGTCAGTGATATCCACACTGCGGGAGAAGTCCTCCAAAGGGACGTTCTCACGCAGCGCCGCATTAAAGGACGCGGCAAAGCCACCTCGAGTGCTGACTTTATCTCCCCGGAACTCTACACCCGTAGTGTTCTTGGGAGACTGGTTGAGCACCACGAGTTAGGCTGTGTGGTCACTGTAACCAACCCGGACGTCTTTCTCATGCAGCAGTTTGGGGTTTTAAACCCCCTAGCTGTTGCGTGGGATGCAGTGCCGTGGTCTTTCGTAGTGGACTGGTTTACGGGTTTAGGCTCGTGGCTGGGATCCTTTACGGACTTTGCTGGCTTAACTGTCAGCGAGGGTTACTCGACGAGTTATCGGGTATTTCAAGGGAGGACCGTCTGGTCCGGAGGACGTGCACCCTACAATGAGTGGACATCCAACGGATCTGCGGTGCGGATGACCAGAACTGCTGTAACCAGCTTTTCTGGACCTCCTCCAGGTCTTCACATACCTGGTTTGAAACCCACTAGAGCCTTAACGGCTATAACCCTCCTAACGCAACAACTTGCAAAAGTTGCTCGCTAGGAACCTCCGCCTATCATGGCAGAAAGTGAAAGGGCTCAATGAGCACTGCTGCAAGCATTACCGTCAAGAAGAACGACGGTACGACCGATGTCATCTATGGCGTCCTTGAAGGACGCTCGGGTGACAACCCGGCGCGCTGGAAAGCGCCCGCTCTCGGTCTGACCCCAGTGACGATGCCGGAACTCCGGGTCGTGTCGAAGGCCGTTCCGGGAACGGATAAGTTGAAGGTCGTTGCGACCTTTGCTTACCCGTACTCGGTCGTTAACTCGACTACTGGGGTCACGACCGTGGTTGATCGCGAGATCTTCCGCATCGAGTACACCGGGTCCAACGCCATTCCTCAGACGACTCGCGACGAGGCTGTGAGCCAGGGGATGAATCTCCTGGCTTCCAGTTCGTTCAAGACGATGCTGAAAGAGTTGGCCGCGGCGACCTGATAAACCTTAAGCCCCATCTAAGGGGTGTGAAAGGCTCTCGATGAAAAAGACGCTATCGCCTCAGGTGAAGCGACTCGCGCTCGACATTATGCGGGCGATCGGAACTCCCCTGGCCGGTGTGGTATCAAACCACATTGAAAAGGGCGAGTGGGACACTATTGCTAAAAGCAAAGTTGATCCCAGGGTCTATACGGACGGTAAGCAGTATTTTCTGGACGCCATCGTGGTGTCCCTGCTCCGTAAGTATAGTGACTTACCTACGACTTTTGATCGTAGGGCTGCGGCCCTTGACAATTGGCGTTTAGGTGAGGCTGACTGCTACAAGACCAATGAGCGGTTGAATCCGTACCTCGAAGGGTTTTCTCACCCTTCTTGGAATGCGGACGTGGCCCGTCACATCGACGGGATCCGCGATAAGATTCGCTCCGTTCTAGGCAGGGCTCCTTCAATGGAGTCCTTGTCGCCACGGCATGGTCCTGGAGCAACCTTTTCCGATAAGTCGGTGAGGTCGACTCTTGCAGATAAAATGCAGGCAAAAGCCTCAATCACTAGTGGTGCGTTGTGGTTCCTCCTTGATTGGGTTGGGACTGCTTGGGGACGCGAGTCCCTTAAGCGCGCCGCTGATCCTGTCTTCGTCAGGGGTAACCGTTTCACGGTGGCCCCAAAAGATGCTGTAAAGGATAGGCCTATTGCGGCCGAACCCTCCATCAACATCTTCTATCAGCTCGGCCTCGGCCGGGCGATACGCCAACGTCTAACGAACGTTGGAATTGACTTAGACTACGGGCAGGAAACTCACCGCCGTCAGGCGTGTGAGGCCAGCAAAACTGGCTTTCTTGCTACGTTGGATCTGAAGAACGCGAGCGACACGGTGTCATACAACCTAGTGAAGTTGTTGATGCCGGCCGACTGGTTCCGTCTATTAGATGAGCTTCGTTCTCCTTACACGAGGATGGGGCTTAAGGATCTTAAGGTGGTGGCGACGCGAGTCGTACCGTCTGAGGGATCCCGGGACCGTTGGTTAAGACTGGAGAAATTCTCCAGCATGGGGAACGGCTTTACCTTCGAACTGGAGTCCTTGCTCTTCTGGGC